ATGATGACTACAGTAAATAATGAGAGAACAACGGCCGATCTCATCCGTGCGGCTGTGTCTGGGTGGTTAGGGACCGCTCTGGAGTTTATGGATTTGCAGGTTTATAGATTACAACAATATGAATTTAAATAACTTTATCCAGTCTTTAAAATTTCATGGGGCACCAGTGGGGCAAATGAGCTCAGTTTCGAGTTCAGTATTGCGATCTGGGCGTCGTTATTCTCACTCATCCATTTACCGTAAACCTGAAAAAGCATCTGAGCATCAGCGTGGCCCATTTGCGATGCGATAAAAGAAGGATTCGCCCCGGCAGTCAGTGACCAGCACGCATATGTGTGTCGTGTCTGATATGATTTCCGATGCCGGATGCCAGCTCTCTTGACCGCGGTATCCCAGGTCTGCCTTATTGAGTCGACAGTGAAGTGATCACCATAGCGTAATGTTCTGGCTGTAACGCTGGGCAGAAAAACAAAGGTACATTTTTGCGTGTCAGTACGACCATACTCACGCAGTTTCACTTTTACTGAATGTTCTTTTCCAAGTCTTGTTAATTCCGCCTGGCTTCTTAACGCCTGAATCGCCGGTTCAATTAAGTGGATTACCCGGTTTGTACCCGCCTGTGTTTTCGGCACGGTAAACTCGCCTTTGGCAAAATTTCTCCTGATCATCATTGTACCGGCCTTCAGATCTATATCCTCCCATGATAGGGCGCACAACTCCCCGGGTCTGATGCCGGTGTAAACAGCAACGGACATCATGTTTTTCGTCTGAAGGTGCCGACAGGCATCAATCAGGCGAAGAAACTCTTCTCTTGATAGCGGGTCCGGTTTTACTCGTTCCTCGCGAAGAGGCGATATACCTTTAAAGGGGTTTTCTTCGATATAGCCATTTTCCAGCCCAAACTGAAAAATGGCGAACAAGTTCGTCATGTAGTTGTTGACTGTTACCGCCGATCGTCCTGGTTCTTTAACCTCATACTGTGGCCGTGGTAAATGATGCCCGGTCAGGAGCTCTTTGCGGATTTCCAGCAATTTCTCTTTGTTGACTGCTGATGCCAGTATGTTGTTTCCGGCCACAGCCAGGACGTTTTTGATGATTGTCCGATAGGTATTAATGGAGGTGCCAGCAACCTCCGTTTCTTTCAGCGCCAGGAAGCGATCGGCCAGCTCTTTCAGAGTGAGATTCTGGGTAGCCTCCCCGAACTTGGCGAGATTTGATGAGTCCGGGAACTGCTCAGCGTAATTAAAATTACCGGTTTTAATTGCATAGCAGATAGATGTTCTCAGCTCTCCAGCTGTTTTTCTGTTTTTGGGGGTGTCAGGCACCCCCAGACTTTCACGCACTCTGACCCCCTTGTAGATAAACCAGATCCGCAGCGTTCCGCCATGGTTCTCCACTCCAGTTGGGTATTTCATAACAATTCCTCGTTGGTTAATGGTCAGAGTATTTAATCAGTTTTCTTCTGGTTTCGCAGAAGTCTTACGGCTTGGCTTTGCCGGACGCTGGCTGGCGATCCAACGGTCGATAGCCTTTATGTTGTAGAAGCAGGGACTGTTATCAAATGGCTCCCCGTCAGCGGAAACATGCTTGTATTCGCGCCCCTCCAGAAAGCTCTTCTTCCTGGCGTTTTTTAAAGTGCCTTCTTTCAGCCCTTTAAGTGCCATTATCTGTTCTTCGGAAACCCACTCGCCAGGATCTGCGATGATATAGGTAGTTTGCGATGTCTGATTCATAACCCCACTCCTTACTCAAGCCGCGCGCTGGGCGCGCAGCATATTTAACTGTTCAAATGAGCGCCTGGCGAGGCAGGTTTCGAAGTCTACGGGCGCAGTTCATGGCTGTGGCCACGTAACTACATTTCCTGTTAACGACTTCAACGGTGATTTTTGAGCCCTGAACAATGACGGTATATGTCCGCTTCGTTTTCTGGCGGCCATAATCGCCGTAGAGCTCGACGTGCTTAGCCAGCGCCGCATCGCATGCCTGGCGGCCGAGAGGGGATTGCTTGCTTCGGTTTATCAATCGCATGTTCACCTCACACAAAGACGTCAACGGGATCGCCGGCAGCGCGGGCGTTGTCGTTCGCTTCGCGGCGCAGGCCGAGGACATAGCCAACCGGATCCCAACTAGCCAGAATGGCGTTGAGTTCTTTCTGGCTGTGCCAGGTTGTCAGGCGCCTTTTAAGCTCGGTGGCGCAGGCGCGTACATTCGTCCGGGTGGGGCCAGCCATCTTCATGCAAATGCAGAGAGTTAGCAGAAGATCGGAATACTCATCGGCTGCTGCGCGCAAAGCGGCTGGGTCAATGCTGGCTTCGAGTTCAGGTAGACGGTGTTTTAGGCTCATGCTGCGCTCTCCTGAGTTTCAGCTTCCACCAATGCCTTATGCTTTCTCTTAACCGCTGCGATTAACGCTTTTACACGCCGCTCTTCATGGAAAAGTTTTCTGTGGAGATCGCGCCGCATATCGTCGAACTTGATCACCTTTTCATAATCCCAATACGGGTACACGCAACCGGTATAGGACTCACGAAGAGCCTGTAGGTCTTCATCCCGAATGGAGGCACTCCCGAAGACGTAGAATTTCTTTAGTGATTCAATGTCACCCACAGCCACATCGCGATGACCAGACGGAACTCCTGACCACCAGTGATCTTTAATTTTCCGTACAGAACCATTTGTCATCATCAGGGTCAGTTCACTTCCGGCGAAAGCACGAAATGCAGCGCTTGCGGGAGAGTAATAAAGCGCACGGGTGAATGGGCCATCGGTGCCGATGTAGTCATTGCCAACTTGCTCGTAGGTGAAGTTAACAGGGCGGTTTAGTACCAGGGCTTCGCCTTTATTGAACTGAACCACTACGACAACTTTCAGTTCATCGTTAATTAATTGACTCATATCATGACCGGGAGGGAGGACCCTCCCGCCTCCCTTAGCCCACGTATTCCGGTTTCATGTCGTCCAGGGTGATGCGGAACTGGTCATACAGTTCATCACCGAGATGGCGTTTCGCGGCGGTGAGTGTGCCTTCCGCTTTAGCAAACAACTCTTCCGCCTCCGGTTCGCCGGGGTTAGGAACGGAATTGATCGCGGCTTCAACCTTGTTGCGAGCATCGACCAGGTAGTAGCGCTTTACTGCCTTATTTTTCAGTTCAGTGAACAGGGCAGTCCCCAGCAACGCTTTCTGCGATTCGATATCTGCGCGGATAGCTTTGGCCTGATCAACAGAGCTTGCTGCATCAATACGATCGCGTATTTCGTCGGCAGCAGTATCAACGTTAGTTCCCGACTCCTGCGCACTGGCTGTAGCACCTACCGTGCTGGTGATCTCATTCAGCGTGATTTTTTCAGCCTGAGCGGGGTTAATTATCTTTTCCTCGCGTTCGTCAATTTCATCCGCGGTATAAACGCCGAGAATCACATCAGGGCAGTACAGCCGCGCCCAGCGTTTAACGGCGAGATAGGCTAGTTGCTGTCGGGGGTCGCTCGCCCACAGCGTTGAATTGCGGACTTGTGCCTGTGAAAGCATCAGGACCAGCTCGCGCGCTTCATCTTCTCCTTTCAGCGTTGCCCATGCGCGAACGCCAACACCAGCTTCATCTTTCAAATCCCAGCCTGGAGCGATGTAATCGTTGCCCTTGCCACTCGTTTTTTTAACGAAGCGGCCAACGATATTTTCCCACGCACCAAACCATTCAAAATGGATCCGGTCTTTGGTTGGAGCCATGGTGTTAATTACCGCATTCACCAGTTGAGCCTCATAGCCAAGCACACCTGAGTTACCCACGATGAAGGTTTTCTGTGCAACCGCGAATGGGTCCATGTTCCAGCGCGCTGCCTGCATTACTACGGCCATGCAGGCATCGGGTTTGCCGCGGTAATGTTCGGGGACAAAATTTCCACTATTAGCCATCACTTCTGAGATTTTCAGAAGGCGGTTGAATAATTCGGCATTTGTCAGGATAGAGACGTTGTCGATTCTTTGAATCTGGTTGTCGGTTGAGGCGACTAAATTGGACATCGTTATTTCCCCCTTAAGCCTGTACGCGCAGCGCTTCGAGACGGCGCACATCAAAATCGTTAAGTTCTTCGGCGTAGTCTTCGGTGATCGGCGCCGGCCATTCGCCAGTGTCGAACCCGTGAGCTATGGCGCGCATCGCTTTGCGGTATTCCAGCATGCCGAGCTCCAGCAATTCGGCCGATGCCTCGATGATGGCGATCCAGTGGTAGTTCTCGTCTTTGTTGACGAAGATCCAGAAGAACTGGTCAAGCGCTGCGGTTTCGCAGTACATAGCCGCGCTCAGGTGGTAATCGCGCTCAATGATTTCCCTGTGCAATTTCGCGCGCAGGCCTTCCTGCTTGATGTTCCACATGCTTATGGTTTTCAGGTCGGCACCGATACGCGGGCCGCCCATGTCGATCTCAAGGTCAGGGCGCACACGAATTTCCAGCCCGGTTTCCTCATCAATACCGAAATAGCTCACCTCGACGGCTCGGCTCGGGTGCGTCAGCAACTTGCCGGCGGTCGGGTGATTAAGGAGGGCTTTCTGAATGGCTAACGCCGTAGCCAATTGCTGACGGGTAACCAGCACTTTTGCTTCGGGGTTATCGCGCCAGGCATCCAGGAGTTCGTCGGCGAATACTGCGTCCGGATTTACCGACTTAACGGACTGCATCAGATCTGCTTTGGTACCCGAGACTTTCAGTGGTTGCGGCTTCTGGGCTTCCTGCGCGACGAGGTCAGGGTTAATAATTACCAGTTGTTCCAACAGAGCATCGCGGCTGCCGCTGGTTTTAACCTGAGCTGGAAGAGTGGCGTTGTACTCTTTGATGCAGGCCTTCATTTTTGCTGAGGTGACTTTCTGGCCTTCTTCTACGCGCTGAAATTCAGCAGGCAGGGCCATGTAGTTTTCACCTGTTTGGGTAACGTCATCACCCAAAGGAACTGGCTGCGGTAGGGTGGCGTTGTGAGCTTCCAGCAATGTTTTGATATCGTCAGCGCTCAACAGCGCCGGTAGGGCGGCGTTGTACTCATCAATAAAAGAGCGGATCGTTGCTGTGGTGGTGAATGCACCTTCCGGGATCTCAGGTTCGACACTGAACTCTTTATCCATGTCATCAGGCTGCAGTGCCAGTGCATGCACCAGGTTACCCATATCCAGTACCGGGGAGCGCACCTTCTGAATAGTTCTGGAAACGTGGCGTGCTTCGAAATACATCAGCGATACACGGGCATCTTTAACCATCGTGGAGCTGGTGCCGTTCGCCGCGTGATAAACCTCATTTGGCACGCCTTCATAACGTCCAGGCTCGAAATATTCCGGCCATGCTGGCGCTGCGGATACCTGTTCGGTTTCTGCGGTAACCTCTTCGACTGTTTCTCCGGTAGTGCTTGCGAGCTCCTGGTCTTTCAAAACGGCGGCGGCCAGTTCAGGGCAGCGCTCAGTCATGATTTTTCGTGCGTCTACGGCATTTGTTTGCGGAGCAGCTGCATCAGCGCTTTTGCCTGCTGATATCGCGTTATCATTTTTGCTTTTGACCTGGACAGTCGTTTCCATCTGCACATTGCTTGTGGCCTCTTCTTTGGTGCTCGTTGTGGCAGGAGAGGCCATCAGGCCTTCAATGGAGAACATGCCGCCGCCAAGGTTGGCGACTTGCGGGTGCTGTGTTTTTGTAAGGTCTTCCCGTACCCATTTGGGATCATTAGGGTCGCTGATGCCTTCAACATATTCACCACGATCAGCAGCGAGCTGGTGGCCAAAATCATCAGCGGCGTTACTTTCTGGCGAGTGACACGCAGCATTTACGGTTTCAGCCTTCGGTTTGTCGTGTTGAGACTCCGTCAGATTCGCGTTGATGTACGTCCGGAGGCTGGTCGGGAAATGATGGACGTCAGCATGCGCGCCGCGGATCAGCGCAAAAATCGATGCGCGGGAATAATCCAGAATACCTGGCGTGCTGCGCAGCGCTGCCGACCACTCCTTCCACGGGCTTTCTTTGGCTTTGATAATGTCTTTTGCGCGACGATGAACTGAAACCGGGAAATCGTAGATGTCGAAATCCATTGGGAGCGTGGCCAGTGCAATCTCCTGATCCAGAGTATCCAGCGTATGCTCATAATCCGGGTTGCGATCTGTAGCAATGCCGCCGCCAGCGTTCGCACCCGCGTCGGTCCGCTGAATCAGTGATGTCCGGTTTCCGGCCGCCCACTCTTTTACCAGAAGGCCGCGATCAATATGCGGGGTGGCCATCCAGGTATTCAGGAACTGAATCAGCAAGCCAAGCTCCGTGCGTTTATCAGACGGGAACACTTTTTTTACGGCATCGGTCAGTCGCCACAGATTGGCCGTGTCGAGATTGTCGATTTCAGGAATGTTGCGCGTCGCCAGCAGCAGGTTCTGGATGTAGCTGTTGTCGGTATCCATTTCCAGTGAGCCGATTTGGATCCGCTGCTCCTGGGTGACATGGTGGGTCATAGCATCGCTGATGAACTGTGAAATGATGCGCTGCGGCATGCGGAACTGCGCCACAGGATGGTGGGTGTTGTTATCGTCATCTTCAGTGATATCGGAATTGTCATTGTCGGACTGAATGCCAACAACTTCACCGGTCGTTGTATCGACACCATCGACGATGACAGCTTCATCGTCAGACGTCGTTTCTTCCTGGTGAAATCCGTCGGCCGGAACGGCGCCTGCCTTCAGTTGCCAGGTGCGACCGTCGTCGGCGAGTTCGTAACGTGTGCACCATTCGAAATCAAGCACGCCCTCAGCCGGCAGGTCGTTAAACACAGGGAAATCGGTGCGGATTGGCTTCATATAGTCATGACCGCGGCCGGTTTCGATACCAGCATCTTCCAGATCGACGTCGAGCTGCAGGTTAGCGCGGGATTCAGATTTCGCGGTGCGCCAGATAACGCCGTCAGGCTTGCCTGATTTTTGAGTGGCCTTTATCAGATTAAAAAATTCCATGTCGTAGCCTCGATTTTGGATGTTAGAATCCACGGGCCATTGATAGCGCCCATTGGGTGTTCATTGGTTTTGGGTAATTTCCGGTGGAACTTTGGTCGGTGTCACCGGACGTATAGCCCGCTTCGGCGGGTTTTACGTTATGCCTCGTTGGCCATGGCGTCGTATTCGCCACAACGTTTCGAGCAATACGTTCTTTCTCGTGGCGCCAGCTGCGTGCCGTGAATGATCAGGATGGTCATTTTTACTTCCTGGCCCTCCTCAATCGGTTTGCGGCAGTACGCACATTTCTTCTGCATTACTCCTCCTACATCTGCGCCGTGAATCCGGCAGGGTGCTCTTCCAGCAGTCCTTTAAGCGGGTAACACTCACCTTTTACGTCCTGCTCAACTGCTGCGCTCTGACAGGCCTGCTCGCTGTCGTAAACCCCAAGTAAAACTTCCTGCGTACCACCAACAGTCATGCTGATGGAAAGCACCAGGGCAAACAGCGAACTCATGACGGGTCACCTTTCTGTGCGAGCAGGTAGCACATCCGGCGAATGAATGCTGTCACTGGGCCCAGTCGAACAGCCTGTTGACGAGCAGGTTTGCGTGCGAAGTCAATCATTGAAATAACCCCATAGTTCGATGGCTAACACAGTCCAGATTAAGAGCCCGATAAATGACGAAATGATCATGGCTCTGATGCCGTTTCTACTCATTTCAACCCCTCGCATTTGCCTGTCTTTTAACCACTTCAGGCTCGGTGGTATGCTGGTAGTTCTCACACAGCCAGCAAGGAAATAAAAATGTCAAAACTGACAACAATGAAAGTTGCTTGCCCTGATTGCGGAAGCGAGATGCTCCAGCGTCCCGATGATTTCGACTTTGAGACAAATTTTGTTGGTGTCAGTTGTGCCAACTGCGGTCGAGAAATCACTAAGGACGATGTCGTTAAGCAAGGGACGGATGTTGTCAAAAAGCAGGTTGACAACATCCTCAGGGATGCCTTCAAGGGAACGGGCTGGAAGCTCAAGTAACCCCAGTAGTTCCTCGACCTGATCTATTACTTCCGTGGCGTCTATTTCGAGTTCAATAGGCGCCACCTTTACCTTACTCATCTCACCCTCATTGCCTTGTCGCCGGCCAGCGGAACGTTTGAACCTACTGCGCGTTGTGTTTCGCGATGAAGTGATAATGTACTATAAGTTCATTATTGTAAAGTACCAAAAGTACAACATGTCGATATGGCAAGTTCATAAACACATAACAACATGAACTTTAAAGGGATTTATTTTTCCCGCTGAGCCTGATGCGCTCAAAAAAACGCCAAAAAGCTATTACCATGGGTTTAGGAATGGATATGGAACGAGATGAGCTATCTGGAAGATTGCGCAGCGTTAATCGTTAGCGAGATTGAAAGGGCAATACTATGTAATAGATAATGTGATGAAAAACGGAAACAAGGCTAGATATTTGTAATAAATATCCCGGCTACATAGCCGGGATATGGTCTAAAGTTCATGATACATCGCTATTGGCTCAATAAAATACTCATTCGAGTCTGGTGCGCAAAAAGTCGATTCGAGATCGAATAAGGCATCATTCATATTCCATGCAGCACTTCTGATGCCATCTATGATACGTTCTTCTCTATCATCCATTTCTGGTGATTTTGGGGGTCTGGTGATAATTCCTACAACACTGAATTCAGATGCGGAGCGTCGAGAATGCAGTTTCACAAACATTTCAGGGGATATCTTTAAAAATTCTCTAATCAGAAATGATGTGAATTTTACATTGTGTAACTTTTGAGAGATCTCAATCTCAGTACCATATGCATAGTCTAAAACTAAAGATAATTTTTCAAAAAATATTTTCTTTGTATCTGAAACCAAGTTATCAAGCTCTTTCATTAACTCAGATTGTTTTTGTTTAATAAGAGTGTATTCAGATGATTTTGGTTTCAACTCCTTAAGTAATTGTGCTAATGTGTCTATATCGTCTGTTTTGTGTACATAGTTGATTGCGTAACTTATTTCTGCAAAACGCTTTGATGTGTCTTTAAGTTTTTCATAATCATTAAACTGAACTTGACATTTAACTTTCACGAAAGAACTAGGGTTTATATTTTCGAATGGAATTGAGGTGTTTATATCTGTAATTATTCCTCTGCTATAAAGCTCTTTCTCGAACTTTAAGTAATGATAATCGTGTGGGTTGATTATGGTAGATAGTTTTTGAGTATCACTGCTTTCGCTTGATTTATGCTGTGCTTTAACTTCAATAGCATCGGAGTTGGATAAAGTTGACTCTTTATGTTGCAATGCCGATTGAGTTATACCCTCAAATAATTGAGAACTAAGAGAGTAAACCTTTTCATAATCAATGTAAATTATATTTTTTAGAGACATTTTTATTTCCATTTAACGAAACTTGAAATCTTCTTTTTTGTCGTTGAAGCTCTTTTTGTTTTCTTCCCTTAATTTTTCGAATCGATTGATGGTTTTATTTAGATTCCTCTTTGAAATAATGGCGATAATAATCGGTATTATAATTGTTAATAAAAACATAATAATTGTAGATGATTGCATTGCTCACCCCTCCACACAATTTTTATTCATTATAGCGCATTTGACAGAATTCTGCCCAACATACAAAGATATTAGGCAGGCTATTATAACGAATGTCTTTGTTGTGGCTGGGTTTAATGTGTTTGCTGAAATTAAACTTATTATATAGATGATAGAAAAGATCACTACAAAAACTAATGAGAATGTTGTGTTTATAATTAAGATGTTTTCAGTTTTTATATTTTGTTGCCCAATACCAAAATAAATACTTGATATTTGTATAGCAAATCCAAAGCCAACGAGTTCAGTTATATTAAATAACTCAAGGTTGTTATCTGTTAAAAAATAAGCGATTAGCCTTATGAAAATAGGAATGGCACCCACTACAACTGTGCCACACCACCACTTAAAATAATCGCTATGAATACTTTCAGTCATGACATATTGACTCCGCAAGCTATTTAAACATTCGTGAATATATATCAGCCATGCTTCCTGTATGTCTGCGGCATACTGCCGATTACTTTGCCGAAGACAAAAATTTTGTTCATCTCTTCCTTCTCAATCGGCTCCCACGGTCGATAAGTAGGGTTATCGGAGATAACCAGAAGTTTGTCTTTCATCTTCTGCAGGCGCTTTACATGCGATGTATCGTCGTAGATGAAGGCGTAAATGCCGTCGCCATCAAACTGCTGAATGCTGATATCGACGAAAAGCAGATCACCAGGCTCTATCGTGCCAGACATACTGTCGCCGCGAACGTTGATGATTCGGACCTGTTCTTGCTTGCGACCGTTAAACATCTGGCGAGCATCTTCAACGGAGTATTCCACGGAGCGCAGTACCTCCACGAACTCACTGTTAATGACTCCGGGCCCCGCACTAACAGAGAAATCGAGAACATTTATACGAAATGTTTCTGTCGATTTCTGCAAGCGCCCCTCCGAGATCCCATCAGCCTCGCTGTCACCTAATAGGTAAGTTGAAGTTGTGCCAATACTCGCAGCAAGCTCTTGCAGCTTCCCGCGCCTTGGAATTGATTCCCCGTTAAACCATTTGCTTACGGCCTTTGGTGTCAACTTCATCTTTTTGGCTATCTCAGCCTGACGACCATGAACCGGTAAACCAGCTTTATCGCAGGCCAGCGCTAGCCTATGGGAAAAGTCTTTTCGCGCTTTTTCTTCCTGAACCATAGGTTCAATCATAATATCTCTTGCTTGAACTATCAGTTCCGACATAATATGTACTTACAGTTCATATTAAGGGTTAAAAAATGCAACCAACAAGCCTTGGCGAAATCATCAAGCTGATTCGCGTACCAGTTGTGGCCAAAGCATGCGAGCGAACTCCGCGGGCAATTTACAAATGGATTAATAGCGGATGCTTGCCTCGTACTGATTACACCGGCGAGACCGCTTATGCATCGAAAATTGCTGAAGTCTCTGGAGGTCGCTTTACCACCACCCAGATTCTCGAAATCAGTAAGCCAAAAGTGGTCTAAAGGGCCGTTCTAATTACGAAAGGGAAAGCAACATGCAATCACTTACGTTTAACCAGGATACAGCGTTTCCCGCTAACCCATTGATAAATCGTTATCAGCCAGCGCAAAGCGTATTACCTGGGAAGGTTCGAGAAGCCGTTCGCGCCTGGGCTGCAGCTGAAGGTCAGGATGCTGTTTCGGCATACATCATCGATGAGTGGAGCCAGCAGGGCGGGGATGAAATTGAATTTCCCGCTGACCTCAGCCGTGCCCGGCAGAAGCTTTTTCGTTACCTGGATAATCCGGCTGAATCTGAGCGGTACCGCGAGAACGTGCGTCTTCTTACTCCGGCAATCATGGCCGTTCTTCCGCTGGAGTTTCGCCATCGCCTGATGCCCGAAGACAATTTTATGTCCCGACTGGCTCGTCTGGAGAAAGAAACCAGCGAAGCAAAGGTGGCTGTTGCTATGGGAGCTCCACGCCATCAAAAGCTGAAAGAACTGAGCGAGGGAATATTCGAGATGTTCCGGGTTGACCCAGAACTAACGGGGCCGCTAATGGCAATCGTCACCTCAATGCTCGGCACGTTGTAGCGGGAGGTTTACGTGAACCATATCGAATTCATTGAGAAAAACGTCCGCGAAGAGCTTATCTGGCAGGGATTTACCCAGTCAGTGGCTCAGGGGGGAGCATTTCAGGCTGTCGATATGTACAAGCGCATGTCACAGGCAAGTCGTAAATGGGGGATGTTTGACGATGTTATGCGATACGCAAAGTTATGGGCAGAGAAACAAACCAGCACAGCTGAACGTCGTGAAGCTAAGCGCGCAGTGCGAAAGGGAAGTAATCAGGCAGGGTTGTTCTGAAAGGGTGAAGACCGTTGTGCTCGAACACAGCCGGTCTTCGAGTGAATCAATTTGGGCAATTCACGGGATTAAGTATGTCAAATACCGCTGAAGTTATCAATTTTCCAATCAATACCGAACTAACGGGAGGTCGCATGGCCGACCTGTCCAATGGCTACACCAGAATCGCCAATGAGATACAAAAACTCAAGCCGCGTCTTCGGATGTCCGGCCGAGAGTGGCAGTGCCTTGAGGCGGTGATCTGGCTTACCTACGGCTGGAACAAGAAAAGTGACCGCGTAACAAATACGGTAATTTCTGAGTTAACAGGACTGAGTGACTCGCACGTTTCTGATGCAATTAAGCTCCTCGCTGCGCGGGAAATAATCTTCAGTCATAAGCATGGAGTGATGAAAACTGTCGGGATAAATACTGAGCTATCTGCCTGGATTTTAGACAAACCGAAAACGGGAAAACTCTTCCCGAAAACGGGAATTTCCTTCCCGGAATCGGAAAAAACCTTCCCGGAAACGGTAGACACCCAAGACTATAACAAAAACAATATTAAAAGATCTTCGTCTCGGAATTCTGAAGAATCCCGAAACGAGAAAACTCAACAATTTCTCTATCGCCATCCTGAAGCTGCGGGCGGAATTTACACCCCCGCTGGAAAGTCATGGGGAACTGCTGACGACCTGAAGGCCGCCCGGTGGATTTTCGACAAACTCCTCACAGTTAATGCCTCCCTGTCAGAGCCCAACTGGGTTGAGTGGGCTAACACCATCCGTCTGATGCGCCTGCAGGACAACCGCAGCCACTACGAAATCTGTGAACTGTTCAAGTGGGCCAATGATGATGATTTCTGGCAAAAAAATATCCTCAGCCCATCAAAACTACGCATGAAGTGGGATCAACTCACAACTAAACGCCTGCGCAACCCAAACACATCTCAAGCCAAATCCGGCGCCAGTGCTCTGGACAATACCGACTGGATCGATGGGGTACTCGAATGAAATCTATCGCTGAAAGCATGCATAACTTCGATCGGAAGAACTTCCAACGCGTCGCCGCCGGAATGCCTGAAATACAGGATGCGCAGAGCTTTGCACATCAGGCGACAAAAACGGCTGAGATATTCAACGAGCTGTTTCGGCAGTTGCTCGCGGTGTTTCCTGCACTAGCCAGTAAATCCCCGGAAGACTTCAACGAAATGCGTCGGCAGTGGCTCCTTGCGTTCAAAGAAAACGGGATCACCACAGTCGAGCAGATCAACGCCGGTATGCGCGTGGCCCGTAAGCAGGAAAAACCCTTCATGCCGTCGCCAGGACAGTTCGTCGCATGGTGCCGTTCTGAGCAAGCCATCGCGGCAGGATTGCCTGATGTTGGCCAACTAGTGGAGATGGTTTATCGCTATTGCCGAACCAGGGGCCAGTACCCCGACGCAGAATCTTACCCATGGGATAGCAACGCGCATTACTGGATGGTCACCGGGTTGTATACCGACATGCGAGCAAACTCGCTCAGTGATTCGGAATTACGTCGGAAAGCTTCGGATGAACTCTCCCGCATGGTTAGACGCCTGAACGCCGGTGAGGTTATTCCAGAGCCAGTGAAGCGGATCCCCTTACTCGGTGGGAAGCCGTTAACTAACGAGCAAGGGCTTAACAAAATCGCAGAATTACGCGCGAAGTTTGGTCTGGGAAAGGGGCGTAACCATGGCTAGAGCTTTGTCTGCTGCAGAGCGCCGGGAGTACGTCCGTGCGGTTATTCGGATCACTAAACATCAGGGGCGCCTGACAGCCAACGACGCAATGAAAAAACTGGGCCTGTGTCGTAGCACTGTCCAGAAATACTTCCTCGATGCGGAAGCTACCGGCGAAGTAATTCGCCACGGGCGGCTGGGCTTATTCCGCGATCAGCGCGCCATCATCGATTTTGACATGAAACGGTTTGGCCTGGTGCCAAAAACGGCTGTTGGTATGAATTACAGCCTGCTGGGTTGTCAGGTTTTTCAGCGCGTTCTGGATGTGCAGGAAGCTATCTGCGCGAGTAGGCCGACAGTTGCACGCGGGGAGGCCTTATGACTATCGAGAAAACTCATATCGGTATTGTGATCACCAGAGACGGACCGAAACGTAAAAAGCTTCACGCGACGGAAAGTATGTGGGTGGTGGGAAAGAACGAGTTTTACCACAAAGATACCGGGTGCCGGCACTTTGCCGAGAACACCCGCCGTCGGCTTTTGCTGGAAACGATCGAGAAAATCGGGAGCAAATTATGAGTGAAGTCACAGTGAAGTTGACGAACAAAGCGATCGCAATCATTGCGGACTACATCCAACGCGCCAGTAAGAACGAGCAACTGCATGACGCAAAGAATCGTCTGGATAAAAAAATAGCGATGCTCTCTGAAGACGAAAACTGCGATCAGGAGCTGTTGATGGCTGCATTCGTACCAGCGATGACAAATCATACCCGTGATGGTTTTTTTGAAGCTATTGCGGTTGCTTTAGAAGGAGCGCAGGCATGAACAAGAAAATGGAACCATCGCTGCAGTATGCCTGCAAACGTATTCTGGAACTGGAACAGTTGTTGCTGGTGGATGTGCCTGAAACCGTCTGGCCCGCCGAGGTTGCAATGGTTCTGTCTCATGTAGAAAGCGCCGGAGAACTCCCGGCACATCACCAGCGCCGATTGCAGCACCATATCAACCGCATGTGGCTGGAAAAAATGCCGGTACCATCAATCATCGCCGCGGCCCGTTCGCTGGCCAGTGCCATGGAGAAATACGCGTGAGAAATGGCGAGATCATCGTTGATAACTTTGCTGGTGGCGGTGGCGCCTCAACCGGTATTGAGCTGGCGATAGGCCGCAGCGTGGATATTGCGATAAACCACGATCCCAACGCGGTAGCTATGCACACTACGAACCACCCGGATACGTTGCATTATTGCGAGTCGGTCTACTCTATCAGGCCAAAATTCGCGACCGCCGGCCGCCGCGTCGGTCTGGCATGGTTCTCGCCGGACTGCCGTCACTTCTCAAAGGCGAAAGGCGCTAAACCTGTAGAAAAAACCATTCGGGGCCTGGCATGGATCGTCATCCGCTGGGCGCTAGACGTTGGCCCTCGGGTGATGATGCTGGAGAACGTCGAAGAGTTTAAAACATGGGGGCCGCTGCTGGCTGCTGAAATGCGGCCAGACCCGGAACGCGTCGGGGAAACATTCCAGGCTTTCGTCGGCATGCTGACCACCGGTATTCCGGCAGATCATCCCGCTCTGCTCGAGTGCTGCGAATTTCTGAATATTTCGTCTGATAGCGAGGATGCCTGCCGGCTGGGAAAAGGGCTGGGGTACACCGTTGAGTATCGTGAACTACGCGCCTGTGACTACGGCGCCCCGACAATACGAAAACGCTTCTTCATGGTTATGCGCCGTGACGGGCAGCCGATAGTGTGGCCGGAAGCCACCCACGGGGATCCGAAATCACCAGCGGTGCTGGCTGGCAAACTGGCGCCGTGGCGCACAGCTGCGGAATGCATCGACTGGTCTATCCCCGCGCCGAGCATATTCGACCGCAAAAAGCCGTTGGCAGAGAACACGCTCAAACGTATTGCCCGCGGCATACAGCGGTTCGTCATCGACAGCGCTTCGCCGTTCATCGTGAAGTGCAACCACACCACGACCAAAGGAAAATATGACTGTTTCCGGGGGCAGTCGCTGGCGGATCCGTTGCAGACGATTACCAAAACCCATGGCTTTGGGGTGGCGGTTCCACACCTGACAAAATTCCGCACCGGCGCCACCGGGCAGCCAGTCACCGAACCGGTACCGACGGTGACCGCCGGCACGTCAAAACGCCCCGGCGGTAATGGACATGCTCTGGGCACCGTTGAGGCAGCGCTGGCACCGTTCCTGGCTGGTAATGGTGGCAGTGAGTATCAGGCCAAACCCCGCCCGCTTGATAAACCAGCTCACACCATCCTGAAAGAGTCGCGCGCCTGTATCGTCGCCCCGGTAATCGCGCGCCAGTTTGGTAACAGCATCGGCCATCGGGCAGATGAGCCGAGCGCAACAATCACTGCCAGTGGCGGTGGAAAATCGCAGCTGGTTGTGCCGACACTCATTCAAATGGGATACGGGGAGAGGCCCGGTCAGGCACCTCGAGTTCCCGGGCTGGGTAAACCGCTCGGTACCGTAGTGGCTGGTGGTGGAAAACACGCCGTTGTTGGGGCGTTCCTGGCGAAACACTACGGCGGAAATTATCAGGGCGCCGGTGTGGGGCTAGATGAACCGGCTCACTCGGTGACGACGGTTGACCATCATGCGGTGGTAGCTTCTCACCTGGTCAAACTGCGTGGGACCTGTCGAGACGGCCAGCACATCGATGAACCTATGCCAACGATTACCGCCGGCGGCCAGCATGTGGGAGAGGTTAAAACGACCCTGGCGGTCGAGGACTACGACGAAGAGCGCGCTCAGCAGGCGCTGGCGTTCCTGCGGGAATACTGCGGGGAGGATTGTACCGGGCTGGTGGAAATCGACGGCGTAACGTACCGCATCGTTGATATCGGTATGCGTATGCTGCAGCCGCATGAGTTATACCGGGCGCAGGGCTTCCCCGAGTGGTACATCATCGACCAGGACTACCGCGGCGTGAAATATGCCAAGGATAAGCAGGTGGCACGCTGCGGCAACGCCGTCCCACCGCCGTTTGCTGAGGCATTGGTGAGGGCTAATCTTCCTGAAATGTGCTACAAGAAAAAGGCAGCTTAGTTTTAACGTTTAATTTGGAAGAATTAAAAATAATTAAGGGGACTTTTTATGCAGACTCAAGTGAAAATTCACGGTTCAAATGCGAACTACTTCTTTGCTTCCATTGACGTATCTCAGAGGGAGTCAAATGGTGGGTTAGTGGTTGTAAGAGATGTCAAAATTCCGATTACAAGCACGACTCATCAACTGTTGAACAACTATGCACAAGGGCAAGTTTTAACACTTGAGCAAAAAAATGGAGAATTCCTCGATGTTTATTTCATCGGGAATGATGAATTTAATTACCTTTTCTCCAGTCACGTATAG